TACACCAAGCGGATGGCTGAGAAGACATACGAAGCTGCTCGTATGAACGACACGCCTGAGTGGTTCAAAGATGTTGATGGTGACTTGATTGAAAATGATGACGGCACAGTTAGCTATACAGGTAAGAGCATTGAGTACCAAGTGTACTTACAGTTCCATGATGCCATCTCCAAGTCTGCTACCGATGTGTTAGTCGGTAAGTATCTTGGTGCAATCCATGAGCAACAAAGCGCAATCAGTAGTGGTGTTGGCTCTGCCTTTAACCAGTCGTTGACTGCACAAGAAACTAAGTTCATCGAAGCAGTGACTGAACAGTACGACTTGATGCGCCTCAAAGATTCCGGCTACAAGGACAACCGTTTTGTTACAAGCGAAGCTAGTCAAGAGGATGCTGACGAGTGGTTGAACCGCAAGTTTGGTCGTTCGTTCTACACTGACTTGGCACTTAAAGATTTAGCCCCGATGATTAAGGGCTACACCAAAGAAGAAGTTGAAACGCTTGTGCTTGGTATGCGTAAGAAGTTGCGCAACAAGGTTGACCCTGACATTGACAACGTGAACGACAGTTCCATTTGGTCTTTGATTCGCCGCATTGAAGAACGTGCGATGTTTACTGCGACCATTAACGATGACCAGTTCTACGCCAAGCGAACCATTGCTGGCTCGTATGTCCCCCTCATCCGTGAAGGTGACTGGCAGATTCGTTTACAGGCATACAAGCAAGTCAACGGACAAGATGTTCCTATTAAGTTACGAGCAGGTCAGCAGGACTCATTGTTCTACGGCAAAGCCTCATCGCAATCTGACGCAATGGATTTGCAGGCAGAACTCGACACCATCTTTACTGGCGACCACGATATGCGTGACGCTGACAACAATGTTCAGAGTGTCAAGCTACGTGCGATTGTGTCTGTGGCAGAGCAAACCCCCGCTCTTGTAGACATCTTGCACTACGATGAAGTTATCTATTCCTTGTCCCGTCTTGGTATCCAATTAACGCCGGAGACTCGTGAGATTCTCGTTAAGAAAACACAGGCACAGAACACTCGTGCCCGTTCAAACCTCAAGCGTTCGGGTGTACCGGGCTGGGACAAAGATGTTGTCAGAAGTGCGTCTGCCTATCTGGAGCAGCAAGCCTACGTTGCAGCCAACAAAGAGTTCCGTCACCAGTACGATGAAGTCCTAGAGAATCCATACAACTGGCAAGGCGACCCTACCCGCTTGGAAGAACTGCGGGTTAAATGGGATAGCGCAACTGGTCAGGCTAAAGAGATTGCAGCCCGTGAGTATTTCCAAGAGAAGTTCTACTACGACAACGCCGTTGAGACTATTGATGGTAAGCGGGTAGAGCGTGGCAACTGGTACAAAGAACGTGCCAAGTCATTGCTCGACTGGAAAGAATCCACAGGTGACATCGTTCACGCTGATGACATTTGGACAAACAATGAGTGGTCTGTTGCTACCCGTACATGGGCGGCACTTGCTCAACTGGGTGGCTCGATTGCTACTGGTGTCACGCAGATGCTTTCATTGCCGACTAACTCATGGGCTTACCTTGCTTCGTTCAACCCCAAGAATGGCTTTGGTGTTGGTCTAGGTGCGGCTCGTGCGGCTACCCTGTTGTTGGACTATGGTCGTAAGGCAGGTAGCTTCCGCTACGCTAAGCTAGAGTACATCGACCAACAGATTAAAGAACTCCAAGACAGTGGTGCTGAGCGTAACAAGGACGGCTTGACGTTTGCCGAACTTAACTTCCTCTACACCATGACTGAGGAACAACGCCTTGATGCGGCACAGTTCAACGCCCTGACTGGTACTAGCCGTGGTCGTAAGATTACTGGCAACCCAACCGCACAGAAGTTTATTCAGGTGTGGATGTTCCCGTTCAGCTACTCCGAGCAGTTCAACCGCCGTGTCACTCTCCTAGCAGCATATCGTGGTGAGTATGACCGACAACGTGCTTCTGGGTTTGACCACAACCAAGCTGACATTGCCGCTCGTACAGTAGCATCTCGTGCCGTTGATGCAACCCAAGGTGACTACGCTCAGTACAACCGCCCTGCTTTCTTCCGTGGTGGTTTGCAGTCGTTCATCTATATGTACAAGCAGTACCCAATCATGATGGTTCAGTTGTTGAAAAACATGAACTACGAAGGTCGCATCATCATGCTTGGCTCGTTGCTACTCCTGTCTGGTGTACGTGGCATACCGGGTTCTGACGACATCTTGGACATTGTTGATGGTCTTGCACAGCGCCTTGGCTTGAAGGTTGGCTCAGTCGAAAAAGAGTTTGCTCGTCTGACTCGCAACGTATTCGGTGATGAGTTGGCGGCTGAGATTAACCCCATCGTGATGCGTGGTTTGCTTGACCATTTCACTGGTCTGTCGTTCTCGAACCGCTTAGGTCTTGGCGACATAATCCCCGGAACTGGTCTGCTTAAACCATCGGCTACCAAGCAGGAAATTCTGCGTGAGGTAGTAAACATTGCAGGTGCACCAACATCTTTCTTGGTGGGTGCATTTGAATACACGTTCAACACACTGCCTGCGGTAGCGGCTGGTCGTAAGGGTTTCGGTGCTTTGTTGACCGACAGTCCTGCGACTGCCATCAAGAACTTAGGTACTGCGTTTAAGTTCTACGACACTGGTGCGATTCTTGACACCAAGGGATATGTTGTAGCGCAGAACGCAACTACTTGGGAGATACTTGGTAAGGCACTTGGTTGGTATCCTGCCCGTGCTCAGGCTCAGATGGATTGGCTCATGGCTGATTCACAAGAGCAAGCCTACATGTCCATGATTAAGACTGAAGCTACTCGTCAGGCAGTTGCCGCTAGGTTGTCAGGCGATGCTGATGCTGAGAAGGATGTGAAGGAATACATCAAGTCATGGAACGAATCCACTCAGGGTACACGCTTGGAGATTCGCAACTTTGACAAGGGCTTGAACCAAGCCTTCCGTGAAGCCAAGAAGCCACTCGCATTGCGTAGCCTCAAGTCATCATCGAAAGGTGGTAGGGCAGAAGCTAAAGAACTGCTACGCATCTACGGCGTAGACGAGGAAACCCTTTCGGGAATCCCTGACTAAACCGCTTTGAGTTGTCCGTAGGTTAGGTCTGTTACTGACTGGTCTGCATCATCCAAGATTCCCAACAAGCGTGGGTGATTGAGGTTGATGCCGACGACGTAGCACTGTGGAATCTTAATGCCAACATCTTTACCGAAGTACGCCTTCTGTGATTTCGGTGTGGCGATAATGCCTTCCATTTCAAACTCTTGGACAAACGCTTTGTAGTCATAGCCTCGGGTGCTAAGCCACTTGCGTAACTTGGTTCTCTCAACAAGTACTGTGCCACTCTCGAACTTGCCATCGTAGGTTCTACGGAACAAGTCATAGCGTACAAGGATGTCTGCAATATACGGACGGTTGTTGTCCCGCATTGGCTTCTGTCCGGGGGTGTGCATCACAGTCAAAGTTGCATCCATGTTCTCGTTGATGAACTCGCCCAGCGCATCAAAGGCATCCATACGATTGGTTGCCGCAGATACTTTCATGGACTTCAGTTCACCCAGTGCCCACTCAGTTGCGTCCTCGTAGTCATACTGGATAAGCCCATACTCTTTAGCCAACTGGTTGCCCAAGTCTGCAAGCACAACACCTATCTCCCAAAAGCGTTCGTCACCACTAAAGCTAACGCCATACTTCTTGGGGAACTCATTGATAGCATGGTCGAGCATTGCCTTCAAACCATCTACACCCAATGGCATTAGGTGTCTGACAAACTCTTGCCCTGCCGTACCATAGTTGTTCATCAGGAAGGCATGTATCTGCCGACCCACTTGGCTACCCTTGGTAAACAATGGGTGCGGTGCAACATTGAACTCAAGCAGTCGAGCGAGCTTGGCGTCCGTAGCATGACCACCTGCGTACAACATACTGTGTAGTGATTCGTTGGTCGATACAGTCATGGTGGTTGCCCACTCTTTGGTTGCTCGTTCCTCTGCACTGCGGTTCAGTCGTGCCTTGTCCCTACCTTGTGATGTCCAGTAGATAAGGTCGCCTGCTTCTTCACGGTCAAGCATTGTCAGTTCGTCTACTGTCATGGGTAGATTGCCGTGTAGTGAAAGACGTGAGAACAAACTGTTCTGTGTGAACTTACCGCCGAAGTGGAGTTGGTCAGGGTTGCCCCATATAGACTGCATCATGTACTGACCCAGTGTCTTACCCCCACCAGTCTTGCCATACAGGGAAAGAATTAAACCCTTCAAGCCACTGACCTTGAGCAGTGGTGTTGCAAACGAAAAACCAATCAAAAACTTGTGTAGTTTTAAATCAGCAGAGTCAAGGATGCGGGTGAAGTTAACCCACTCTTGGAGTTCTCCTTTAATCCCATACATGTCCTCAGAGATTTTGCCTACACCTTGGGCGAGGTTGACTTGCTCGGTAATGATTGTGCCGTTGGAGTCCCGGCGGATAAGCGAACTGCCAATGACAAACTCGTTGTAGTTTGATTTCCAACCCATTGACGCATACAAGTTTGTCAGTCCTCGCCGTTGCTTTAACTCCTCCATATATGAACGTAGAAGCATTTGGAAGTTTTCCGTTTGTGACTTGTTAAAAAGAAGGATGCCTTGGTCTGCAATAGTGGTAGAGAAGTCACGGCTACCCTGTGCCAAATTAGCTTGGCGCATTACCAACTCAGTCCATCCAACGTGTGGACGATTCCACATGAAACGAACAACCTCATAGCCAAGTCCTTCATCCTTGCCGTAGCCAACTGGATACAGGTCGAACTTGCATATGTCAATGTCTGTCTCATCAATCACCATCTTCATACCATCAGTGGTACGCTTAAATGGTTTCGGTACTGGTACAACTGCGGCAAGTGGGTCAACTAAAGCCGCCATTGATTTGACTTCAGCTAGTTGTGTACCCAGTCTTGCAGGGCTACCAATCTTGTCCTTGAACTTACAACCCTTACAACCGTCAGGTCGTTCAAGCATAAACTTCTCGCACAGTGTTGGGCCTGTTGCACCGTTCTTCCAGTTCTCAATCTTGGCGATTACTTCACTCTCATTAAAGTGTACGTAGTCTTTACTCCATGAAATCGCAGTAGCTACTGGGTCTTGACAGTAGGCGGCAACCCCCATGACTTTCCACCACATGGGTTCTAGTGCATCGTTCTGATTCTCAACCGCCCATTTAATCTGTTGGCATCCTGCGATTACTCGCTCTGCATTAGCAGGCTGATACTCATGCTTGACTGCTAGGTTATCCAACAACGTACTGTTACGTGTTGGTTGTGCGGGTAGCTCATAGGATGAGCCATGAGTAAACGGTTCAAGTACTGACCACAACTGGTTGTAGGTTACATCCTCTGCATCACGCAACAACACCGCAGTCTTGCCGCCTTTGGGGTTCACACACCCAATCGGTCTAAGAATACGTGCGCTATCCCCAGTCACACCAATGTCAGGAGTGAACCCTTTCTCTAAACAAGCCGCTTTCAAAGCACTTGCCAATGGCTTCCACTGCGCAGGCGCAACCGCCGTATCAAGAATCCAGTAAACATGTAGCCCATTACCCGACGAAACAATCATCGGCATGGGTGAACACGCTCGACCAGCGCGCTTCATGACCGTTGACGTGCAAGGCTTCCATTTCTGGGCAATTGTTCAATCATGGACGGCTGGCGGTGGATCTAAAATTCTATGGGAAGGATTTATCCAGGGTGACGGCGCAGATGAAATCGGAATCTGCGAAATCCAAGAACGATACAAAATCAAGCCGTATGACGTATGGCTAGACATCGGCTACGACCAGCCGCGCGTGTTCAACCTGCTAGCCAAGCACGGATGGCGCGGAATTAAAGGTGACGGAATCAGGCGGAGCTATACGCACGTCAACAAACAAGGGAAAAAAATTGAACGATTGTTTTCTAAAACTACACGGGCAAGATCGACATCGGGCGCCATTGTGCAGTTTGTTTTTATCGCGACAAATCCAGTCAAAGACATTGCCAGCCGGTTACTGTCAGGCGACGGCGCACGGTTTGAAGTTCCAAGCGACGTATCACCGGCATTTAAAAAGCACGTCCGAGCAGAACGGCGAGAGATGAGCAAACAACGCAAGACGGGCCAAGAGGAAAGCATCTGGGTAACAAAAAGCAAAGAGAATCACCTTTGGGATTGCTTGGTTTATCAAGTCGGGGTCGCGTGCATCTATCGGCTATTCGAAGGCGGGGATGAAAATAATTGAAAAAAAATATTGCGATAAATCAAAGAATGGCATATTCTTGCCGCGTGAGCATCACCTACCCAGCCAAGCCAGCCTTCCAAGACGAGCCGCAAACGTGGGGTGACGCGTGGACAATTCAGCCAAAATTCAACGGATGGAGAGCGCTTGTGCATATTACAGACGGCGCTCCGGAGCTTTGGAATCGGCACGGCGAACGGCTTACTATTGCCGACAACTTCACCGCCGCGCTCATGGAATTGTGCCGAGTATTTCCAACCGGCACATGGCTTGATTGTGAGGCGCTTGAGCGTCGTGGCAGCATCACCGGCACGCTTGTCGTGTTTGATGTCGTCATGGACGGCACGCACTCCGAGCGCATGGCATGGCTGGCAAACTACATGACACCGCTTGCATGGAACATATTGCCAGCATCAAACAGCGCGGTCCTATGTGGCACCGTCCCAGCAACCGAAGCACGCAAGTTTTTCACCACGTTTGCCAATATCAACGCCAAGCGCGGCGACGATGCATTAGAGGGCGCAGTGGCCAAGCGCAAGGATTCGATCTATCCGGTCCAACTGGCTACACCGCACCGCGTCTGCAACGATTGGCAGAAGTTCAGAATTTGCTGAAAATTGACAATCTGCTAGAGTGGGTCTAACATATTCGGCATGGCCGTCTATGACCAAGCGCGCAGGATTTACAACATCCTAAAAAACAACGAGCAAGCGCTTGCACAAATCCGAGCCGAAGCTGCATCATTGGCGCTCTTAATTGCCAGCGATCCAAGCGCCGGAATGAAAATCATTCAAGGCAACAGCAATGGAAACAGCTTTGTCGCGGACGGCAAGGGAATGACACAGGATCAGCGCCTGGCTATGCTGTCCATCATCTTACGATTCGATGATAATGGCGGCGCTTTGCGGTCAACATCGACAACCGTTTTTTAATTATGTCTATCCTAAACGAATACGGCCAGCCATACGCTCCGCAGCGCTACATGCACGCGGCAGAATACAACCGCGCTCGAGGCGTTGTATATCCGATCAAAAATGCAGACTTTGACAAGCTGGTCAGTCCCTTGGACAACGTGCGTTTGCGCAGCTTATCATCGAGGCTTTACAGCAACGTAGGCGTCATCAAGGGCGCGGTCGATCAGAAAGCGGACTATTCAGTCGGTGATGCATTCCTTCCAGCCTATGTCGGCGAATCAGACTTTGCAGACGGCAAGACGATTGCGACATTCATGCGCAAGGCGTGGTATCCAAACTGCACCGAACGCGGCGGCGTCTTTGATTGGCACAAATTGCTAGAGCTGACCAGCATCGCGCTAGACCGCGACGGCGACATTTTCTGGGTCAAAGTAAAATCAAACGATGGTTTTCCTAAGCTGCAAATCGTCCCAGCGCATCGGGTCGGAAATTGCGGAGACTACCGAACTGTTAGCACCGGAGCATACAAAGGCTACAAGATCAACGACGGGGTGATTCAGTATTACAACGGACGGCCAGCAGCCTACCGCATTCTGACCGGCGAGAACATGACAACCTTCATCGACATCGATGCGGCAAACGTAATCCATATCTACGATCCAGACTTCTGCGATCAATCTCGCGGCGTCCCAGCATTTGCCCACGCATTGCTCGACATTACCGCTTGCCTTGCCGCAACCGAGGACGAGCGCATTCGGCAACAAATCGTATCGCGTTTGCA